AAGTGCGTTAGCAGTTTTGCTGTTTGGATCTGTTATATTGTATTCAATTACTGGAACTGAACTTCTATTATCAATTAATTTTGAAACTGAATCTTCAGGGTCGCGTACTCCTTCGGGGCCATTGCCTGGGCGGCCTATTGCTGGTACCATATGATGGCTAGAACTGTCATAGATACAAGCAAACCAGTAACCATTACCTTGGTCTCCGTTGGGAAATACTACAAGTACTTGGTTACCAAGATCTGGCGGAACAAACCACATGCCATAACTTTGACCCGATGTTGCTGGACTATCAGGTAATGCGCCTGTGCCTGTTCCAAACGTAGTACCGTAAAATGGACTAGCGTAAGACACCGTTAATGGTTTTAAATCAACACCCAGTGCCGGTACCTTAACTTCTAATGCGCCCATGCGCGAACCAGTAACATGCCCTACTACTGTGGCGACGTAAGGTCCTGGGCTGCTAATAAAGCCGGTGCGTTTTCCGTCAGCAGTTGCACCGTCTCCAACTCCTGATGATCTATAAGCATTACTTGACATTAATTACTCCGCCTCTTTCATAGGATTGCCGTTTGCGTCCAATGGCGCTGCACCAAAAGATTTTGTATTAGCAAAAGGGTCTATGCGTTCATTATTTGCGGGGATTACAAATTCCTCCGCTTCGCCATTGGCATTACGACCGTCATTACCTTCAAATCGAGCTCCTACTAAATTTGGATTTAACTCAGCAGTAGAAGTTGAATTATTTTGATTTGTTGATACCGCATCTCTACCAGTGTTATTATCTTTTTTGGCCGCTGCAATTAACGAACTGTTTATATATCGTACTAAAGATAACTCTTGTTCAAATTTTCCATTATTAAATTTATTGTTTATAGTAATAAGTTTATACTGACCACTAAACAAAGATTGATAAGAATTTACTCCAGTCATTATAGGATATGCTAGACCAGTCTGCCCATATAAGGGTTCAGTGTCAATATCCACTGGGGTGTTAATTACTATTCTTACTACAACTTCCCCAGCATCCATACGAATATGCCCGTACTTGACAGCAAACTCGCTTTGTCCTACATCACCCCAACTATTATATTGTGTTGATCTATTGGGACTTGGTACATATAACCAATCATCTTGACGTATTAATGTAGGATCTCCTACTATTGTCATTGTCAAAGCTACCATATCGCCACCGCTAAGACTAGTATACAAGCTATCAATATAATCATGTGCAGCTATAGCATCAGGGCGAGTACTTATTTGCATAGCAGAAGTTTTATTTTGATCAACTGCATTTGCTCGATATCGCCATGGTGTAATATTTGGTTCTGTATTATATCGTATAGCTGGATTGACTGGTATTGCTGGCCGTGCTGGGTCACTACCTGTCTTGGCCGACGCCGCAGTATGTCTTGTTTGTGCTTCCACTGTGTTATATGCCATTACTGCGGTATAGTATGTTGAATCAAATTTTATTGCCAGATCAATTATGTCAATGTTTTGACCAGTGTACATATAATTATACGATTTAACTGTGTACGCATTGGTATCTACTAGTTGATTATTTGATGATGGATGTTTGCCATCAAAACTTGGATATTGATGTATTCTGTACGAATATCTAACCGGTAACAAATTTCTTTTGCGATCAAACGCGCCAGAACGTCGTTCTCCGTTTTTATATCCTTCAGTTGTAGTAGATACTACTGTTTTAAAAGCATTAAGAATAGTTTGTCCAGTTTTTACTGTTTCTGGAGTACACGCACCAACTTCTTGCTCTTTAATTAAAAAACTTGAATGTGCCATTACTTTGGTAATAATATCAACTATGGCTGTTTTGGGTGGAATTTTAAATGTAGTCTTAGTTCGCTCAATATCGTCCACTGAAGGATTAATATCTGCTAACGATACTCGATCAGCGTCAACTATAGAACTTTGTCTAATAGATGGATCAATATCAAAGGGAGAAAATTGATCTGCATATTCTGCGGCAGTAGGAACTTCATCTGCTAAATGTTTGTTTAACTGAACTACTAAACCATCTTTTCCATTAAAAAATTCTTCTACTGTACCGGCAGTAACTGTGAGCTGTTTAGGTGTAACTGCCGACTCTGGGTGATGTGCATGATGTCCGTATGCTGTATAATCAACAGTATACGTAGTAATTGCTTTAGCAACATCTATTTTAATGTTTAATAACTTAATTGGAAATCTTTTTCTATACAACGAAACTTCGTTTTCAGGAATAGGGGCGCCTTTATCATCCCAACCTCTAAAATCACATTGTAACATAAACGGAGTTTGAGTATAGTTTCTATAAATTGTGCCGTCATATGACATAGCAACAAATTGATCAAGTAATGTAACTCCCATTGGCTCTGCAATAGTCATATGCCCTGTGATCATATTGCTACTTCTAGTTTGTCGAGTTGGACCAACAGTGGTTATAAAATCCACTGATTGTATATTATAGTTTAAAGGAAGTGTTCCTGGAAACCGTCGATCTGGGTATAATCCACTGTCTTCGGCTACAACATAAGTTTTATACTTTGGTTTCCAAGCCAATGCTTCGTCTACATCTTTAACATTCATTAATTCTGCTAAGTCTTGAGGATCTAGCCACCAGAGGCTCCAGCAATAACTCCACGATGCATATCGATGCATAGGATTAATGATTGGACTTGTGGGTGCTATTTTTTTGATGTCTGCCATCGATTACAACCCAATTGCTTTTTGGACCACGGCTTTTGTAGGAACATATATAACTTTACCTGCAGAAAAACTTAAAACTGGATCTCGAATAACATCAGGGTTACGTACAGCAAACACCCACCAAAGCTGATTATCTTGATATAGGTCATATGCTAACATGTCTGGACGATTTTCGTAAATCTTGTCAATTTCATATAATGCATCTGTAGAATCTGGTGGCACAGTTTTACCTGCCCATACATCTAAGAATTGTCCCCAATTACCAGTACCGTAATACGGACTTGATTTGCTATAAGTTGCCATTATAGGAATCCTCCAGAAGTCTTAGACTTAACATAGACTGCTGGCTGGCTTTGCCCAAATGCAGTAGCTGCCGGATTACTGTCACGTGAATTAATTAGTGCGCCACGTGCCAGGTCATTGAGACTAAATCCTTGACTCTGCGATAATCTACTGTAAACTGGTTGTAAAGTAACAGTCATTGAGCTAGTAGTGGGCAATCTAGTACTGTTTAATCTAGGATGGCGAAACTGTGGATTATAGCCTTGATTAGTGGCAGAAGGCTCAGGAATATCCATATAATCTGCCTCAGCCGGCATAGTATGAGCAAAGCTGGTTACTACACAAGGCACGTTAGGCAAATAGTATTGTCCGTAGCCATTTAAAAATACAATTGGGGGTGGGTTACCTGCATTTGGATCGTTACCAAAAAACATTTTTGTTAAACTTCTAAAGAAATAAATTGTGGCCAATAAGTATTGACCTTCAGTTACGCTCTGTACTGTAAAGTCTGTGGTAATAGTAATAGCTTCCACTTCTGAATTTTCGTAAATATGATTTGTATAATTATTGTGTACTAATTTTTGTGCAGAATAGATTGCTTTGTGCGTTACGGTAATAGCAGGGGTATACGGAAATACTACTCCAACTCGTGTTGCGCCAGAAGTTCCCCTTAGTCCCAATAAATTATTTAATATTCCGCCAATACTGCTACTAGAACCATTTCCAGATTCATTAACTAACGGACTTAATAAAATATTTTTTGGATCGTTATAGAAGTAATCACTGCCAGGTGCTAAATTTACCCGAACCCGCCAATCTGTGTTGGCATTTGGAAAAATCGTTACAGGACTTGGACCGGCAGATGTGTTGCTGTATTTAAACATATCAGCAACATTTTTACGTTGACTTGCTGGATTTAGTCCAACAGAACCTAATAAACTAGTGCCTACAGAATTGAGAACTTGATTTGCAACTGATCCAGTTCCAGTAGGGCCGTCTAACGGAGTGTTTGGTAAAATTGGCATAGTTATCCTGTTTTATAATGTATTTATTAATAGAATTATATGCTTATATTATCTTTAAAATTAGGTTGACTTTCATAAAATAAATATGCTAGTATGTACTAACTTTAAGGAATCACAAGTGAGACATAACTATCTAAACAATAAAGATATATTAAAAGAAATACACAAAAGTAAAACAACATACTGCTGTTTTACAAATATAGAAGATTCAGCATACGATATAATTGTACCCAGTGTTACAAGTGTAAACAAGAAAAATATTATGCTTGGGCGCAAAGCTCGTGCTGAACGACTAACAAAGTTAGCGCATGAACTTGCCAGCGTTGATGGAGTTAAACGTAAACTTGACGAATTTGAAGTTAAATTACGAGAGGTAAGTGACTCAGACGTTGTGTTTAGAGTAATGACTTGGGACCATATTCCTGTAGATGATATTAAAAGTCGAAAGGCTGCTGTAAAACTCTTAGAGGAAGAGGGTGCACCACATTCCGAATACGATGACGATGCCGACGTTGACATATCTGGCAGTACAAAATACGTTAAATGTAATTTCCCCCCATTTCAACATTATCGAGTAGACGATGTTGGTAATCCAGTTTGTATTGGAAAAAGTCACTGGAAGGGCAGTATTGATACTGGTACATTCTCTAGGGATCATGGAAAAATGACTCCAAAATTAGCTCATATGTTTATTAAACTATGCGAGCGATATGCTACTCGTAGTAACTGGCGCGGATATACATATAACGATGAAATGCGTAGTCAAGCATTATTACAGCTAAGTCAAATTGGATTACAATTCGATGAATCAAAATCACAAAACCCATTTGCATATTATACCGCCGCCATTACTAATAGTTTTACTCGTGTGCTTAATATTGAAAAACGTAACCAAAACCTTCGTGATGATATCTTAGAAATGAATAATCTAACTCCAAGTTATACTCGGCAGGGAGACTGGGCCGGTGGAGGTGGCGGAGGTCACGGACCAGACGAGTAAATTAAATTTGATTTTATCAAATAATCTCTCTATACTATAGAGTATGACTAATCTATTTAAAAAAGCTGCAGTCTTTACAGACATACATTTTGGGCTAAAATCAAACAGTATCTTACACAATGAGGATTGTTTAAATTTTGTAAAATGGGCAACGGCCAAAGCAAAGGCAGAAGGTTGTGAGACTGCAATGTTCTTGGGCGACTGGCACAATAATCGTGCAAGTATAAACATTTTAACATTAGGCTATAGTTTACAAGCATTGGAGCACTTGAATGACAATTTTGAATCCGTATACTTTATCCCTGGCAATCATGATCTTTATTATAGGGATAAGAGAGATGTACAGAGTGTTGAATGGGCAAAACATCTTAAAAATATCCATATTTGTAACGATTGGTTTACTAATGGTGATGTCACTATTGCCCCCTGGTTAGTAGGCGATGATTATAAACGATTAAAAAAATTAAAAGGCAAATATATGTTTGGGCATTTTGAATTGCCTGGGTATCTAATGAATGCTATGGTAGCTATGCCTGATCACGGTGATGTTGACGCTAAAAATGATTTTGTTGGCTTTGATCATGTGTTTTCTGGGCACTTTCATAAACGACAAACAAAAGGCAATGTTACATACTTAGGTAATTGTTTTCCGCACAACTATGCTGATGCTGGAGATGACGATCGAGGACTTATGATATTAGAGTGGGGTAAGGATCCAGAGTATCACAGTTGGCCCAATCAACCTAAATATCGAGTTTTTCAACTTAGTGACGTATTAAGGCATACCGAGGCAATGCTACAACCTAATATGCATGTTAGGGTAAATTTAGATATTGATATCAGTTATGAAGAAGCAACTTTTATCAAAGAAACATTTATTGACACATATAAACTACGTGAAATTACACTTATACCTGCTAAAGTGACAGATTTAACTGAATACGAAATAGCCGGTAACATTGAATTTGAATCTGTAGATCAAATAGTATACAGTCAATTGAACACCATTGATAGTAATCAATACAATCCAAATTTATTGCTGGATATCTATAGAAATCTATGATAGAATTAACCGATGAGTATAACAGTAAACTGTCAAAAAAATATAACATATTAGGTCATATTAGTTTACTCTCTGTTGATAAAAATTTTAAATTACTTGAAAATTACTTACGACCAAAAATAAAAGAACAATTTAATATCAATGATAGATTTATAATTGAACACTTAGATACTGATTTTTATATTTCAGAGTTTAAGTACGGTCTTAATTTATACAATTTGTTTTCTGTATTCAAAAATTTAAACATACCCCTATTTACATTATTGTTGTTTACAAATCATTTTGGAATTGATAAGGAAGTTAAAGAACTCGCTCCAGACCTAAACGATTTTCCAACTTTAATTTATAGTTTTATTTCAAAATTACACTACACCAACAAATACCAAGATATTAAATTTACAAATAATATTGAGTTACCAGCAATTTGTATGATGGGCTATCCCCGAGTTCACCGACTAGCTACGTACCATTTTTTAAAAGATAATAATTTATTTAATTTGGTAGCAACGTCAATTTAATGAAAAAATACATATACCCTATACCATTTGTAAGAACCAATGAAGAATGGGTAAAAAATTCTATTAATGTAAGTGATAACATCATTGGAATTAAACATTCAATCATTACTAACAACCCAAATAGTATATCTACTAGATATCAAGCTGAATTTTATAAATCCATTGCAGTCGACATTGTAACTGAAACCGTGTATAATTATCCATATCCGTACATTAGTGAAAAAACCTTAAGACCAATTGCTTGTAAAAGAATGTTTATAATTGTAGGTGCTCCGTATACATTAAAACTACTACATAACAAGGGGTTTGAAACATTTTCGGATGTTATTAATGAAAGCTATGATAGTATTGAGGATCCAAATTTACGATGGTATCAATTAGAAAAAACTATAAAATCGTTTGTTACAAAACCAATGGAAGAAATCCAACAAATATTATTAAGCAAAAAAGAAATATTAGAAAAAAACTTTAAAACACTTTGCTCACTACAACAATTGGAATTAGAGAATGTTTAAAATAAAAGATCTGACAGTTCGTAACTTTATGAGCGTGGGCAATAGTACCCAGGCTGTTAATTTTGATCGTAAAGATCTAACCCTTGTACTAGGCGAAAACTTAGATTTAGGCGGGGACGATACTGGAGCGCGAAATGGTACAGGTAAAACTACTATTATAAATGCCCTAAGTTATGCTATGTACGGCACAGCACTTACTAATATTAGAAAAGATAACTTAATCAATAAAACTAATGCTAAAAACATGATGGTTACTATTGATTTTGAAAAGGACGGGCAGTCTTATCGTATTGAACGTGGTCGTCGACCCAACATTATGAAATTCTTTGTGGGAGACCAAGAAAAAGAAATTACAGATGATGCACAAGGTGACAGTCGCGAAACACAAGCAGACATAGAACGTATGTTGGGAATGACCCATGACATGTTCAAGCATATTGTAGCATTAAACACTTATACCGAACCGTTTCTTGCACTTAAAGCAAATGATCAACGTGCTATAATAGAACAGTTGTTGGGTATTACGTTACTAAGTGAAAAAGCTGATCATTTAAAAGAACAAAACAAAGCTACCAAGGACAGTATTACTCAAGAAGAATATCGTATCAAGGCTGTTGGTGATGCCAACATAAGAATTGCAGAACAAATTGAAAATTTAAAACGTAGACAAACATTATGGAAAACTAAACATGACGAAGACATTGCAAAACTGGAAACCGCTCTCGATCAGTTACTCGAGATTGATATCGATGCTGAAATTGCATCACATAAGGCCGTTACAGCATATCGTCAACAGAAGAAAGATATCAGTGATGTACAGTCCCATCTTCAACGTTCTACACAAGATCAAGTACGTGAAAATAACCTTATTAAAAAACTTAATAAGGAAATCGAAACCCTCAATAACCATCAGTGTCATACCTGTGGGCAGGACTTCCATGACGCAAAACACATACAGGTCCTGGCGAGTAAACAACAGGATTTAGAAATAGCCGAAGAAAATTTAGTAACATTTACTAACGATATTACAGCATTTTCTGAAGCACTAATAGCATTGGGCGAGTTGGGTGCAGCTCCGGTTACATTCTAT